GCCAGGTGGCACTTCTCGCATAACGGGAATGCTACCAAAACTAAACTTTGAACTGTCGCTCATATAATTACATAACCAGCATTTGATAAATACTTTACGAACTAGAAAAAGATTATATAACAGTACTTGCTTTATTCCTTATGCCAGTGGGACTTTACACACGCAAAGGAAAGAATGGTCGAAAGATGTACTTTAGGGATGGCAAGCTTATTTCTAAAAAATCATACACCGCTTCAAGGGGTCGCTCTCGGAAGCGTGGTTTACCTACCAGATCATCAACCATGCGTCGTAGATCCCCTGGCAATCCAAGGAGAAAAAATATGGCAAGATATCGTAGACCTGCAATGCCCCACCCAAGTGTAACTGGCCTAGCCGCTGGGCTTAGTGTGGCAAGTTACTTAGATACAGGATTTGGAAAAAAGAGTCCTGGTGTTATCAAAGCTTTAACAGAAAGTAACATTACAAAAGCTCTTAATGAATTAACGACTAATTCAATAGACTTGATCACTAGCCCTTCAGGCAAAAAAGTATTAACTACGGCAATTGTTGTTGCAGCTGCTGGCGGTGTAGTACGAAAATGGTTCCCTTCAATTCGTCTTGGAGGGTCCAAAATATATATGAGGATCTGATAATATGTCAATCGTAATTTCGAGGAGTGAATCGCAGCTTTCTGCTACGACCAGCTTCCAAGCAATGGATAATTTAGCTAGCAGTTCGGTATCGAGTAGTTTCGTTATACCGCAGAATGTTTCAGCAGTAAAACAAATAACAATCTCAACTACAGCAGACGGATCAGAAGAATATGTACCACTCGTGCAGTTGTCTGGTAACTCGATGAGAGACGGAAGTGCTGTTTTCGCTGGAGAACCAGTAATGGGAGCTATCGCTTTAGGATCAATCACATATGATACTAACCTGGCTGTTGTTTCTGGAAATTCTATGGAAATCGCTTTAGCAGTAACGGACGCTGCAACTGTATCAGCCGTAGTTACTTTGCAGCTAGAATAATTTTCATGCCTCGAAAGTCTATAGCACCTTGGTCTGAAAGAGTTGCAGAAGGATTAATAGATCAACCAATTGATAGCAGTATTACAGCCAGTCAAACACTAACCGCAACAGTTGATACTGGATTCATAGATCAAACAGGAACCTGGAAAGGTGTTGTCTCGAGTGATAGTATATTCGGTATTACTCAGACAGATAATGGAATAGCTAATACTGCAATTTTCATAACACCTTCAGCTAATGCAGATGGCACATGGCCCCTGGATATGACAGGATTTAACGATCTGTTTTTAGCAATTAAACCGACTAATGGTGGGGCCTATGCAATAGAAGCAGTTATGGGGCCTGATAGCAATTCTTTTGCTAACCTAAGTCCCGTCAACCCTGCAGCATCATTAAGGGGTTTGATTGGTTATAATGAAAATACTTTCAGTACTCTCTTTAGTGATTCAGCAGAAACCCTGACGGCTGATGTATGGAATATATTTATGCTTAATTTAGACAGATTAAAGGATCAGAAACTATTACAGTTTAAGATAACTAATAATAGTGGTGGATCATCTAATATTCAAACAGCATTTATGAGACTTGTATGAGCGACTATGGCAAAACCGAAGATTGAAGAGATCCCCTGGGATATTATATTACCTGAAGTGATAAAGGCGTTTACTCCTTTTATCCAGGGGATCACCTGGTTAGCTATTTCGAGATTTGATAACCGAGCGGATGCACTGTCTAAACTAATTGCAGTTGTAGAACCAATACCAACCGTTGATCTGAATCTTCCAAGTGGTATAGTTCTAGGATCACTTTATCATTCTTTAGAGGAGGTTATGATTCACTGGCCAGAGATTCCAGAAGAAGTTAAAGAGTTTTTTGAAACAGAAGTACAAAAACCTAAAGAAGATGAGACCTGGATATCGTTTTTAGAAAGGCGTTTAAGAGACACAGGATTATTCAAAGCATGACCGACCAAATGTTTTTCTTGGTTTGGTTTTTAAGTTTTGGATTATACCTGGTAATTTACACCTGGTGGATCCCTATCCGTACTAGAAAAAATATTGAAGCCTGGTTGATGTCTGAAGAGTCTGACAAAACTTTGTTAGCTTCCCTGGAAGTTATCACCAGTAAGATCCGTGAACAGCTCCTGGTAGACTTTGAGGAGTTTATGTTGCCTCAAGCTAGAGATAGTTTTAAAAATTTCTGGAATGGAGCCATGGGTAACGCTGCTCAGGAACTGGCAAAGACTGATGAAGGCGGACAATTGTCGATTATGCATAGTATGGCAGATTCATTAAAAAACGAAAGTTGGTTTGTCCAGGCTGCCGCAAGTAAATTAATTCCGCTGATCACTAAGGCAGCTGAAAACCAGGGTGACGCTACTAGTACGGCATTGAAAGGCCTTGGATTGGCCAAATAACGCCTCTACAACGCCTTTCAACGCCAAAAACTCTCTTTTTATACCCATTGCTACCCCACCTCATCCTTAACGCCTCCCTGTCCTTTAAAACAAAAGTGACTGTAATGCTTTACAGTTTGCCGTTTTTGCCATTTGTAGAAGTGTATATCAAATCGTCATCACTACTAATGCGTTTGATTATTGCCTGGCACTGATAACAAATAGTAGTTACATCATTGAACCTGGTTGTTACTGCTACTTGTCTGTTCTGTAAACAGATATTACACCTACGCTTCATTATGCACCATCTCCTATTGCCTCTTCCATTGGTTCATCCTCATCTTCGTTCTCTTTTCCTATTCTCCAAGCTATCTGGGATAGATCCTGGTGCACCCTATCAAACAGGTGCCATGGTTGATTCTCTCCCCATAGGTCAAAGTGCTTCTTTAGATGCATTTTAATATGTGTAATATCAACCAGCACCTGGTAAACTTCGTCTTCATCAATCATGGAAACAACACCTCTAGCCAATATGCCCCAGTATCGAACCTGGTCAATTGCCATTCTGATTTCTCATAGTGTTGTTTCAGTTCCTTTTGGAACTTGCCTTTTTCAACTGACATTTTTATAACTTCATTAAGTTCTTTCATCAGTTGTTTAGCGCTTTGGCATTTGGTTTGCCAGTTGCACTCTATGGTTTGCCCTTCGAGTTCTGCTTCTTTCTTATCCCTGTCTACTACGTTATCAGATAGGGGAGGGAGACTATCATAGGAGGGATGGTAGGAAAGAGATATAGGAAAAGAAAGTTTCTCTCCATACTGTTCTGTTTCTACAATTTTGCCTGGTCCCGTGAATCGGAACTTGGCATTCAGGCCAGGTGGCACTTCTCGCATAACGGGAATGCTACCAAAACTAAACTTTGAACTGTCGCTCATATAATTACATAACCAGCATTTGATAAATACTTTACGAACTAGAAAAAGATTATATAACAGTACTTGCTTTATTCCTTATGC